CACCTTTCCTGGTATCACGGTGCGTGGGAAGGCGGGCATTTATCGTCCTCTGATTTGCTTTGCGTAGGATGTGCTCTGATGTACTCCGTCAGCAACGATCTGGGCAATCTCGCCCCGTTGCTCGCGGATAAATTGCTGCGCGCTGCGTCCGTCTATGGCGTTGACTGAGAAGCTGATGTTCTGGTTCACCACCATGCCGCTCACGCCCACAGCCCGGCCCACCTTGCTAGAGTTCGGGGAATTGACGCCCCCACTAGGCCCGATGCCCGTAGACCCTGGGATTGTACTGCCCACATGGTCGATGCTGCTTAGGCCCATGCCCGCGCCGAATGCCTTGACGAAGTCGCTGTCAGGGAACATTCCGGTCAGGAGTTGGAAGATCTGCATCTGAAGGGCCAGTTCTACCAGGCGACTGATGATGCGGTCGAAGAAGCCATCCCATGCGGCCATCCCCTGGTTGACGGACTCACTGGTGCGCCGCACAAAATCGCGGCCAAAGTCAGCGACCGCTGTCTGCATGCGTGTGAACTCCTGGCTTACCACCACCACAGCGTCGCTCAACTCAGTGACGCCATTGCCCAGGCCCACCATGCCAGCGGCCACCTCTTCCTGACTGGCGCTGTATGCGCTGATCACTACGTCCATGTTTTGGAGCAGTTCTATCCACGCCCCAGCCTTGTCAACCGTGCCTTCAAAGCTGGTGCCCAGGTTGAGCATGCTTTCTTTGAAGTCGGCCAAGGCCGAGGCGTAGGCCGCCATATTTCTGCCGAACGGGCTGGCGAACGACATCAGCGCCAGAAAGGCCCCCAGCGCATCCCCCGACCGCTTGACCGTCTCAAACAGCCCACCGATCACGCTGGCGACGATACCGATGGCGCCCGTGACAACGCGCCCCCAAGCTATCCATTCCCCTTTGTTGGCCTCAAGCTCGATGTTGAACTGCGTGATCTTGGCGATCAGCCCGTCCTCGCTGCCCAATGCTCCATCCAAATTGGTCACCCCCACCAGTATCTCGCCGAACCCTTCCTTCGTGTCGCCAAGGGCGTTTTCTAGTTGCTCCATCATGCCCTTCAGCCCTTCGGCCTTGGCCATGGATGCAGCGAACGCAGCCGCCAGGGCGTTGCTGCCCACGATCTCAGTCAGGCGCTCGCTGGCACTGCCCGCCATGTCAACCGCTATGCCGTACCGGGTCAAGGTGTTCATACTGCCTGACAGCGTCTTACCGAACTGGAGCGCGGCCATTTCCACGTCGCCCTGGAAGAACGTGTCAGCCATGCCCACGAGCGCCGCCTGGGCTTTAACTAACTCGCCCACGTTGAGCGCGGGTGCCAGCTTGGACAGGGTAGCCACGGCGCTGATCAGCGCCTCATCGGCTACGGTGGTGACCGTCTGCAGCCGCTCCGCTTCTGCGGTCAAGGCGCGCAGGCTCTCCACCCCGCTGATGCCTGCGCTGCGCAGGCTGGACGCAAGGTCAAGGACTGCTTCGCGCTGCACCCCGAAGGTATCCAGAAGGGCCTTGCCCCACCTGTACACCATGCGCACAGCGGCAGCGCCCAGCACAGCGCGCATGACGGTTCCCAAGCTGGTGACCTGGCTTGCGAAGCTTCGTGCCTTGGCGCGGGTGCGGTCAAAGCTAGACTGGACGCTCTTCATGCCACGGATGAACGCCATAGTGCCTATCTGAAGCTCCACCCTCAGGCGGCTTATGCGCTGGTCTCCGGCCATGTGGGGGCCTCCTTATGCTGCTATGACGCAGCCGCCACCCTGGCGACAGCTTCGTTCTTCCGTCTTTCTTCGTCCCGTAGAGTGTACTCTGCAGCCCACTCTGCGAACTGCGTGCTGGTCACCCGCGCCTGCAGGGCCGAGATGCTGGGCTCGCCCATGTCGGAGCACAGCCTCAGCCAGAATCGCCGCTCTGGGCGGCTTCTGAGTTTCCCTCAATGTCCTTGATCGCTTTGTCGCCAATGCCACTGAGGCGCCCTGCGACGTTGAACAGCCTAGCCAATGCCCTGCCGCTCTTGGCGCCCAGCTTCACCGCTTCAGCCTTGGTGAACATCCGCTTGGCTTCGTCCTTTGGATCCCGGGCGCTCATAGCCACCAGGCGGGCACGCAAGTTCTCAAGGTTGGGCGTCGGGTCTTGGCCAGCTTTGCCCATGTGAACGCTGCCCGCTTCGTATGCGTCACGCTCCGCTCCGTTCAGTTCTTTCATCAGTACGGACCCGCCCCACTCTGGCATATATACCAGTTCAGTGGCCAGGTCCATGGCGCCAAGGATGTCGTCCTTGGTCAGCATCTTAGTGGCTGCTTCTTCGGCCATGATTTTACTCCAGTTGAATATGGCGGGCGGGAGAGGAGTTCCTGCCCATTCTACTTTTCCGCTAAGAGGTGGCCCGTGTTAGGGGGCCCGCCGCAGTGAAGACCGTGCTAGCTGTAGCCTGGTCACCCACGCCCCCTCCCATCGGGTTGTAACTGCCCAGGATGCCGGACCCGCTGTAGCTGGGGTTCGTGGTGCTCACGCTGGCGCTGGTCGGCTTGCCCACCAGGGCCACCGATGTGCCCACCAAACTGAAGAGCGTCGCGTCTACTTCGCCGACAGCATAGTCCTGAAGCCATTCAACTGTGAATGCCCACGTCATCAAGCCCCCTGCCACGCTGCGGGTGGTGTCTCCCATAACAGTGTCGTCCTGGAGTTCTGCGCCATAGTCCAGTGAGATACTGCGGATGTGATCGCTCAAGTCGGTGCCGCCTACCGTGAGGGTGGCATCGGTGAGGACGAAAGTTGCCATCTGTGCTACTCCCTATTTGATGCCGACACAGACTACGAAATCGAAGTCGCCGGACACAGTGAAATCAACACGCCAGTAATCATCCGCTATGGCGCCCGCAGCACTGGCGTACTCGCTGCTGACTGCCGTTGCCTGCGAGAAAGTCACCCGAGTGGTCGGGCTTCCCCAGCCCACCCCGTCGTCACTGTTCACGCTTACGTCTAGTGTCCCGCTGGCTGCCAGTACATGGAGCGCCGCGTACACGCTTTCCCCAGCCGCCACGGCCCCAAGCTGCAGGGCTGTCCCGCTGTTGCTGCTGGCCACCACCGAACTGCGATTGACCATGATGGTGCCGCTCACCAGGCCCTCGCCCCCGCGCCCGTCGGCGCTAACCCGGAAGGCCAGCATGTCGCCCACCGTCCCGGAGCTGATGGGCCCGTATTCGCCCGTCGTGTACTTGGCAAAGAATGAAGGGGAACCTTCCGTCCCATCTACCGGCCCTATACTGACGACCGTATCGGCCACGCCGACTGTGGCGTGAAGCCTGCTATCAACGGGTGAATCCCAGTAGCCCTCTCCCTCCAGGCGCACGGTGCGAAGGCCCCCCTTCACCGTCCTTGTGCTGTTGCCGTAGGTGGTATCGTCCTTCAACTCGGCGCCATACACAAGCGCCACTGCGTTGAAATCGGCCGAGATATCATACCCCCCGAGCCACCATTTGACGTCTGTTTGAACGAACGGTGCCATGCTTTTCCTACTCCCTGTAGAACACGAGGTAGTCGGTCTCTACGATGAATCGCTTGCTCTTGGGCGCGGTGCCCGTGTCTTGGCTCTCCGCATCCAGAAATATATCCTCAATCACTGGGGTGCCCGCTGGTTCCCGCCTCCTACTTAGCACAGATTGGCCAGCTTTGGCCAGGGCCCGAGCTAGGGCAGGCGATGCGCCAACCCATTGAAATTGGAATCGGGCCCTGACGTTACCAGGGGCGGCCCCCATAGCCTGGGGCCGCTGGCTGCTGATACGCTCGTAAGTCACATAGGGCACGGCAGCCCCTGGCGGCGCCACAGGTTCAAAGACACGGCCAGCAACCAAGCCGTTCACAGTGGCGTCTGCTATCAGTGCGGCCCGTAGGCTGTTCTCTACATCAGCCACGGGCTGCCACCTCCACTCCTCGGCGCAAGACAGCGGCCATCGCCCTGTCGGCTGCGTCGCCCTTCTCGTCCTGTGCCATCACCAGAAAGCGGTGCGGCTTCGTGACGGCGCCCGTAGGGCCGCCGCTCTTGCGCGTGCGTTCGCGGGTGCCCTCATGAACGAATAGTCCGTAGAACCCAGGAGTGCGGCTGGCCTTGCCGGTCTTCCAACTCACGCCCGCTGTCACGCTGGTGTCAGCCTTTTTGGTGATCACGTTGACAATGTTGCGGGCCAGTTTGCCAGAGTCACCGCCAGGCCGACGGGGAGCATGGTCGCGGGCGCTGTCCCGGATGACGCGGCCCCATGCGTTGGCGGCTTCCACAAGAAGTCTTCCGCGCACCTTTTGCGGCATGCGGCGCAGCTTCATCTGAAGCCTTCCCGCGCCCTCTATCCGTACCTTCATGGACACGCTCATGTGAGCGGCACCACGCTGCCCGCGATACAGATCAGCTCCAACCACTTGTTCTCCAGGCCCACATTCACCGCCGTGAGCACGTCGTAGACGACGAGCCCGTCGGAGGTGTGAAGGCGCCACAGCGTCGGCGCGGTGGGCAGCGTGGCCAAGCGGTCGTCCCACCGCATGGTGACGCGCATCGGCTGCTGCCATTGCTCGGCTG